ATATTTTTTAACCAGGTTGTTACGGCAGTATTTTATAAATACGACCAAGATAAAAGAAACTTATTGAAGATTTTATCACAAAACGATGCAATCCAAATGATCGCAGTAGATCAAAACGGAGTGCAATATTGGTTAGGTCAAAGAAATGGTATGTACTTAAGTGGTGGTGACGCCAACTCAGGTGCAAATTACGCAGACGGAAATAAATTTAATTTTATTTTTACCGGAAACGAACCAGAACCAGCAAACGTTATTACAGGAGCGTTATCAGCAGTATTCGCTGGCGCAGCAATTGTAGAATAATTAATTGGTAGTCCATTAAAACGGACGATTATTATATCTCTAATCCGAAGAAAGGGGGCGTTAAGCCCTCTTTTTTTTATTTTTACCCGTTCAATGGAAGTTTTTTTATATTTATATATAAGAGAAAGATTATGTTATACATCAACAAAGGAGTAGAAAACACACTTGTATTAAACATCAACAACAATAGTAGAGATGTCTTTGATACATATGAATTACATTTTACACATATAATGAGTAGTGAAAAGAAAGTATATACAATAGACATATACGACCCTTTACAATATACAGCAAATAGTAGATATTGTAGTATCGTTCTTCCATTAAATACGGATGACCTAAACTACTTGGGACAATACAATTTAAACATATTTGGGGACGGAACTAATTTAGTTTTTACATCTATGGCAGAATTAGAAGGCCCACAAGAGGAGCCATTATTTAGAGAGTATATATCTCCAAATGAAAATAACGAGAATTACATATATATAGAAGATTAATTATGAGTGAAGAAATACAAAAATACGGATTAAAAAGCGTCAACTTTAACCACGCATCAGTACCCATTTTTAGTGAGGTATTACAAAGATACGATTGGGTTTATTACGGTGAGAATAATTTACTACCTCAATACTTTATTGAGCTGTACGACAACTGCGCAATACACAAGGCGGTAATTACCAGTAAGGTAAATCAGATTATGGGAGATGGTTTAGTGAGTTTAAATAACCCTATGGCAACGGTAAATCTAATAAATCCATCAGAATCAGTATCAGACGTTATGAAGAAAGCAACGTTAGATTTTATGTTATTCGGTGGGTTCGCATTAAATGTAGTATGGTCAAAGGATAGAAAAAGTATCGCAGAGATTTATCATATAGATTTTAGTAGAATACGTAGTGGTAAATTAAACAAAGACGATAAGATTGATTGTTATTACTACTCCGCAGATTGGAGGAATTTAAAAAAGTTCCCACCTGAAGAATATCCTGCGTTTAGTCAAGAGGACGGAGCTCCATCACAAATATATTATTTCAAGACATACGTACCAAGTATGACCTATTACCCTATTCCTGATTGGAGTGCAGGACAAAGGTCTATTGAGACAGACGTAGAGTTGAAAAACTTCTATATGAGGAATTTACGTAATGGGATGGTACCCTCACTTTTCATATCTTTCAATAATGGAATCCCGCCAGAAGAGGAGCAACGTATTTTAACAAGAGCACTTGAGGAACAATATAGTGGGTCAGATAACGCAGGTCAAGCAGTAATTTCATTTAACGAGAATACAGACTCAGCACCAGTAATTACACAGATCCCAAGAAACGATAATGATACATACTATTCAACCGTATCAGAGGACATTTTAAGGAGTATCCTTTCAAGTCATAGAGTATCATCAGCCGAACTATTCGGTATAGCAACAGCGGGGAAATTAGGGGGTGCAAACGAGATTACTGAACACTCTGAATATTTCCGTAAGATGGTAATACAGCCATACCAAAACGATATAGTACCAGTATTTAATAAATTGGTATCGTTGAAATTTGGAAAACCTACCAACTTTGAGATTAAACCTTTATCAATCTTTTTACAAGGAGACGTATTGGAAAACCCAACGGTAATAGATAAACCAAATGTTCCGGTGGAAGTTGGTGAAGAGGAAACACAACAACAATTAATTAACGAGAATATCAAAGGATTAAAGGGTAGAGAATATCAAGGTCTAATGAGAATCGTTAGAGAATACAATAAAGAAAGAATAACAAGACAACAAGCAATGCAAATGTTAATGAGTGGATTTGGTCTGTCTCAGGAAGATTGTAATGTATGGTTAGGAGAGGAAGAATTAAACTAATATATAATGGGAGTTTTACTCGTATCAGAAAAAAAATTAAAAGCATATACGAACATCAATCGTAATGTGGATCAAGACATTCTCAAGAGTGAATTACAGATTACTCAGGATATAGATTTACAAACTATACTTGGTACTAAATTCTATAAACATTTAATGGCACAGGTGACGATAACCGGTGATACATTTACAAATGAAGAAAAGATTTTGGTAGATGAATATATCGCTCCGTATATGATACAAACGGCATATTTCAACGCAATACCGTTTATAATGTATAGGACTATGAACAACGGAATAGTATCAGGGACGCAAGAAAATGCAACCGCGGTAGATGCAGGTACAGTAGCATATTTGAGAAATATCCAAAAACAAAGGTCAGATTTTTACCTTCAACGTTTAATGGACTATTTATTAATAGGTAGAGGACAAAATCAATTCCCTGATTACGTGACGCAATCAACCAGAGATGGTATGATACCAGATAGATCACAAAAGTATATGAACGGAATATCGTTGAAGAAAACAACAAGAAAGGGTTATTCTTTGAAAGATGTAAATAATCCAGGTAGTAGAATGTATAGTGAATTAATGAACGAAAACCCTCCGTGTCAAGATTGTTATTAAACAAATGAATATGATAGAGAATATAGTAATTACAATTATAACCACACTAATAGGATATTTTGTGGGATATAGAAAATCTAAAAATGAAGTTGAAGGTGGAAGACTGGAAAACTTAGAAAAATCAATACACATATACCAAATAGTAATTGACGACTTGGGAAAGAAAGTTGAGGAACTAACTATACAAATAGCAAAGTTAGAGGGTATGATAGACGGATTGAAGAAAGAAAATAAAAGATTAAAAGAATATAAAGGAATATAATATGGCAACAGCAGCAGAATTTATATCGGTATTACATCAAAGTAAAACACAAGCCCAAGTATGGCATCATCAAACAACCTCATATAGTGAACATAAAGCACTTGGTAAATACTACGAAGGTATAACAGAATTAATAGATGGGTTGGTAGAATCACTACAAGGATACGTACCAAGAATAACAGGATACACAACAAAACCTTTAGTGGATTGGGTTGATGGTCAATCAGAAACCTACCTAAAATCGTTATGTGAATACGTACAGGCGGAGAGATTGAGTGTAGGAGATTACTCTTGGGTTCAAAACCAAGTAGATACAATACAAGAATTACTATACAATACAAAGTATCAGTTAAGTTTAAAATAGATAAAATAAGAAACCCTCCAAATGGAGGGTTTTTTTATGAGACGAGACAAAATTAAAGTTGGAGCATTATAAATAACTCGTCCCAAATAACTTTAATTGAATATAATCGGGGGGAGTGAAAATGAATGACACAAACCGATTTAGTATAAAATAATAACCCTCCCCCCACAAAGTTAATAGTTAGTAGAATCTACATCACTATATTTTTCTTTCATATAAGTATCAACAGTAGATGCCCAAGAGGTATCACCTGTTTCTATAAACTTTACATACTTGTTAACCAACGCCAAAGTTTCTTTAACGTCTAATTTTAACCCGTTCATTTTACAAAAGTCCATAACAGCGTTTAAAGCAGTTGAACGAACGATTTGAGGATGGGTAAATTCCTTGTAAAGTTGAGTTCTGTCGAACCCCATTTGTAGGGTCTCGTAATTGTTTGTTTTATTCTCCATTTTGTTTTTTACAGTTTTAAGAGTGTCTCTCTGTATAATAATAAATATAACGAACTTATAGCAAAAGTCAAACTATTTTTAACTTTTTTTAATTTATTTTTTTAAGATCTCCAAGACATCCACACAGGTGAACATATCAAAATTATAATCGGTTGGAAAATCATCATAAGACAACCAAGTAATATGAACATAATAGTCGGTAAGACATTCATTAACAACGCCAATACCTCCATAAAGTTTATGACCAACGGTGGAGTAAATCAACACCTTTGGATTTTTAGTTAAGAATTTGAAAGTAGTCATAATTTTTGTTTTAGTAAATGATCCCACCCGAAGGTGGGATCGTTAGGGTTTAATAAGTACCACTAATAGAGTCGTGGTTGTCTAATGCCTCCGAAAGGATACATAAAACATCACACATATTATGGTGGTTCTTTTTTAACATATTTAATAAACCAGGATGATTACCGTCCGTTTTACCTTGAGATACAGACATCTCATAAGCCTCCATTTGAGTTTTACATTTGTTAACGTGTGAACGAACAATACCTTCAATAACCCTTAAGTCCTCAGGATAAAACCCAACGACAATACGACCCCATTTTTCTTGGAGTAGGTCAAGCTCCATTTGTAGTTTTTTCTCCATTTTGTTTTACGAGGGTGTTTTTTGTCCCTCTATAATAAATATACGAAGGATATATCAAACGACCAAGTTTTTACCAAGTTTTTTTTTAGTTTGTGATGAACGGTAAATAACAAGGATAAATGGTTTTACCCATATGGTAGTAGGTTATACCAGGTAGTGGGTAATACAAAAAGTTTTGATTTGAGGAGGGGTAGTTGAAGGTGATACAAATACCAAGGACGGTAGGAGAAACCCGAACGTTGAGGATATGTGAGACCACCAAATATATTTAAAAGAATTTATCCACATCGGGAAAACTTTTTGAGGATAAAATAAAAAAACATTTACTTTTCAGGTTTCTTGATGTATTTATTAATACACGGGTTAGGAGAACCATTATAAAACCGAACTGAATCTATGACCAATAGAGTAATCCATCAGTATTGGTTTTTTGTGCCCTTGAATGGGGGGGACAATAGGGGGGGTTTTCTCCAGCATAATTTGAGAGTAGATATAAAACAACCAGCATACCAGTACAAGAAAGAGTTGAGATATTTATATAAAAAGAAAGCAACCAGTATAGCACTAAACAAATTTGAAATGTATAATAACAATAAAGTATCCAGATGGAGAGCAGGTGAAATGGTACTAAAAGAGTTCTATAAGTTGAGCGCCGAAGATAAGAGAATCTACGTTGAGAGTATAATACAAATACCGGTAGAGCACCAGAGTGATACAGATGAATATATAATTCAATTCTTCTATAAGAAAAAGAGCAAACAATTTTTAGATATAACAGAGCAAATTTAAAAATAAATTGTCTTTTGTAATTCTCGTTGATATTTATTATAAACAGAGAATATGAACGAGCAAATACTTTTTCAATTACTAAAAGAAAAACTAATACCGGATTTAGAAAATACAGAGCAATATAGCTTCAACGATGCAACAAGTGAATACTTTGATGCATCAATAGAATTAAAATGTAGATCCTGCCATTATCGTTATTTACTAATTGAAAAAGGTAAATATGATAAGTTGATGACCAGTACGAATCCAAGATATATCAATAGTATTCCAGTAGCACCATATCAAAATACATATGGAGTTTACAGTTGGAATTTGAAAACAGTACCGGAGCCAAGATGGCGTTATAGAATGTGTATAGAAACTACTCAATTTGGGCCACCAAAATATGTAAGAAAGTTGGTAGGATTTTTAGATATAAATAACGCAAAGAATTTAACATCAAGGTTGTTTAATTAAGAATATTTTTTTATATTAGTTATATGATAGTTTGTAATAAGTGCCAGTTAGAAAAACCAGAGAGTGAATATTTTGTAGAAACAAAAAAGAATACCGGTAAGAAATATAGAAAAAAGTATTGTAATGATTGTTTTAGGAAACAAGCCAGAGATTGGAAAGCAGTAAATAGAGTTAGTCAAAAAAGAAAAGATAATCCAAATAATAAGCAGTGTATTATTTGTAATGAATGGAAGAATAAAGATGAATACTACAAACATAAAAATAAAAATAATTTTATATATAAACACTGTAAAGAGTGCCAATTAAAAAGAGAGCAAATAAAAAGAGAAAGTAATTTAGAAAATACAGGAGGGAATCAACGAGTGAAAGTAAAACCAAATGAATATATGGACAAGTACCAGAAGGAACAAACATTCGCAGTAATGAATGCCTTTGGTTGGATCTTCAACGAAGAAACAGGTAAGTGGCATAAACCAGGTGTTAAAGGTGAAGATGGTATATTTGAAAGAATGCGCAATCTACCGGACGATAAAGTATTTGTATCTCAACCAGGTAAAAGGAGTGGTAGTAAATTGATTACACATAAAGATTACAAATTGATAGTTAAGTTAAAAGCAGAAGGTAAAACCTTTGATGAAATATCTGCAATAACAAAATTACATAAAGCAACAATATATAAATGGATACACGCAGAGGTAAAAAACAGATAGGAAATATTGATATACCAAGTGAATATAATTCATATACACAGGAAGAAAAGGTAGCAGTATGTAATAAAATATTAGATAAGATAATGACG